GGATATCACCATACCCATCAAAATTTTCTACATATGCCTCAATAGGATAAGAATTACTAAACTTAGATTCAATTACTTCTCTAATAATAGTATTAGTGGTGGCATACTGACGAGGGAGATAATGAACTTCCACCCCATATATTGTCAACTGTTCATTAATTAAATCTTGTACAAGATTCTGTTCACTCGTTGATCCTTGTAGAAAAAAGGGATTTAATGCCATTATCCTATCATATCTAGAGGTGGTAATTCATAAGTATTGGACATCATCTCTCTTATTACTTCGAGATCTTTCATTCCATCTTCATAGATTGCTCGACCATCAAGTTCAACTCCACCAGGAAGTTTTACTCCTTGGAACTTAATTAAATTTTGTCCCCACTGTCTTTTTAAATTAGCTGTAAAATACTTTTTAAGAAAAGAATCATTATATACTCTGGTATAATCATTTGGATCAAGAGTTCTGAAACAATCCAATATTAACCAATCACCTACAGTAACACTTTCCCAATCAATATCAAGATACAATCTATCCATTCTCTGATTAAATCTTATTTGCTTTTCAGTGGTCAATAAGTAATCAATATCAGACAAATAAGTCTTAGTCATTGCATAACTTAAAAGACCATCATATCCAAGGTTAAAAGCAACATCATTTAAGAATAACTGATACTTAACACTAAACATATTGTTAGTAGCAGTATTAGCACCATCAAAACGGAATACCTTGTATACCCCAATAACAGCAGGTGGTACTTGTAAATAATTACTGTTCTCTTTCCAATCAAACTGAACTGATACCCCATCAATAGTTGAAGATGCAGTAGTAGTTGTTATTCCCGTAACACTAGTTTCACCTGGACCTTTTCCTCTATCAACATCTTCTTGCGTAAATTGATATTTTAAATATGTTTGTAATACTCCATCAAAATGCCTTTCTTGAAAATATTGAATAGAATCATCCAATATATCCTCTACTTGTTCATCCGCAACATTAATTTCCAGCACAGGGGCTCCTAACTGCCTCTTAGCATAATCTATTAACTGTGCTCGACTTGCTGGTTGTGCCATGTATTTACTATTCCTGTGAAATTATTTAGGAAGGTGCAGAAGAGATACCTGCTTTAACTATAATCGAACCCTGAACTAGTCTATAAATTGTAGATGCTGTAGATACCCTACTGAAGGTTACAGCAGTACCAGGAAGGATCTGAGACCCCGATGTGAAGGCAGTTCCCACTTCAATGGTATTACCCGTCGAAACAGTGACTACAGGCACTTCTGTAAGTTGATCACTTATTGTTACCGAGTCACCAACAGCAACATTAGTAACCTTATTCAGGGTAAATGTTGTTGTTCCAATACCAGCAGTGCTTCCTACTGATATAGCAGTTTCTAATACATCTGTAGTATTAGATGAAGAAGCAGAATTCACTAAAATATCATAAACATATCTTCCTCCTGCTAAATTTCTAGATGCAGTAGATCCTAAAGAAATTTCTATTTTTCCACCAGCTTCACTAGTAAACCCAACACTAAATGTGGCAGCAACGATGTCGGTAGCACCCACTCCAACACTCTTGATCATCTGAGAAGAACCACTATAATCAGTAAAGTTAAAAGCAGTTCCGTTAGGATTAGTTACCGTAAATATATTACTAAAATTAGCACCGCCATTAATGGTCAAATTTGACTCATAAGGAGTTCCTGATGCAACATCAAATGTTATATTTTGATTAGCCATTTACTAACTCCTTGAGTAAAGATTTAATTTCATTAATCTCATTTTTTAAATTATCAAGATCGTCTTTCATGTTATCTATTTTATCATTTTCACTATGTCTCAGTTTTTTCTGAGACATATATTCACTGTATCCTGTGGAATTTTTATTCACAATGGAATTGGTTTTAGGGTCTCTATACAGTCCAGTATGACCCTCCACTTTAAGATAAGACATTTTAGGCAAGTGCTAGGACTCTTAGGTCTTTCACACGAGGAACATATACCTGACTAGTAGAAGTCATTACAAGTTTGATTCTATAGTATCTGAAAGAAGGAAGATCATTTGCAGTAAAAGATCTTTCTTTAAAATCATTTGAATTAGGTTCAGTTAATTGATTATTAGTAGGTGCAACAAATACATCAGGTCTTCCATTATTATCAGCTGGATCAATTACCTCTCCTCTTTCATTAAGGTTATTATATCCTGGGAAAGGTCTATAAACTGGTTCAAAGTTTTCATTATTACTAATGGCATAGAATGCCCTAATATCACAACTATCATTTAAATAAACATTTGTTAAAATTTTGATAGAAGATGCTGCATTTTCTAATGCAATTTCTTTAGAAAGATATTGGAAAGCATTAGGATCATCAAACAGACTATTAACTCTGTTATCAGTTATGTAACTACTAACTCCAATAGGAGCGTTAACTCTATTAGAAATAAAGATAGCACTCATTCTTTGACTATCAATCACAGGTGATAATCTAGAATCCACAGTTGATAAATTAATTTGCATATTTAAAGATTTATTTCCAGGTAATGCACTTAATTTATTTGTTTCATTAATCTTAGAAGCAATGATTCGAGGAGTAGAAAGAAGATTATTTTCACCTATTGCAACAGATTCAAATGCTTGTTCAAGATAACCACTTTCACTTCCATCCAAACTTACACCTGTAATAGTTTTTACTTGTGCAGAAATATCAGTTCCTGGAACTGCAAGAGTTTGAATTTTAGGATTAATTATTTCAAAAGGAATATTCTGAGTAGCAGTTACATTTATTCCCCCTGCTGCTTCAGTTTCTCCTGCATATAATACAGGGAAACTTTCTCCAGTAGATCTGCCCAATCCACTAGAACCCATATCTAATTTAATAGTATAGGAATCAAAAGTAATTGCATCCGCAATGGACACATTTGCTAAATTATGTGTTTTATTAATTCTTCTTAATGAAACTCCATTCAATTCATATTTGTAAACTGGAGTTCCCGCAAGATAATCTTTAGCTGATGTAGAATCAATTGATCTAGAAGTAATACCTATATTTGCACCTGATGCAGAACTATATGAAAGGATTTCATCCCCAATCTTCAAGTATCCATAGTTGGTAGTTCCAACTCCTACATTTTCAAATGTATCTAAATTAGTAACATCATCAACAGCAATATCCCCAGTAGCGGTTGAATCTAAATCATTTGTTAATTTAGTTGGAATAATATTAGTTGCAACATCAGAAAGTGTTACATAATTATCACTGAAATACATTCCATGATTTTTATGATTAACAACTATATTGGTTCCACTATTAACTTCAATAATTTCAGAAATTGAAACATTTCCTCCTACATTATTAGCACCATTTAAGTCAGTGGTAATTCCAGACAAGTTGAGATATTGAACTGTCTTACCAGCTCCTGTTACAAAATCACCTTGAACCTTATCAAGAACTAATTGAGTCACACTAGAAATTCCAACAACAGATAATCTAACATTAGATCCTATCGCATCATTACCGATACCTGTTGCTCCTATTCCTAGAATATCACCTGCCACAAATCCATCACCACCAGACGTAATTGTTGCACCAGTTGCCACTCCATTTTCAACAGTGATCTTAGCAGTTGCATTGAGACCACTTCCAGTTATACTGCTTAGTTTAACATCTGGGAATACATATCCACCTGATGTTGGTGTAAGTCCAATACCTGCATTAATAATATTTAAAGTTCCTGTTGCAATTCCTGCACTAGCAACATAATTACCAGTAGCATTACTACCAAACTGTTTTACAGTATATCCTATTTGTAAATCAGCATCTTCTAAATTAGATCCAATTCCTATCCTTACTTTTCTTGCAGTTATATTTAAAGGATCTGGTAATAAAGTAGCAATTTGACTATTACCTTGAGAAAGTTCAGGACTATAAACTTCTAAGGATCCTGTAGATGCAAAATCAGCTCTATAAAGGGTAAATTTCAAATCTTCCCATTGACTTGGTTCCCATGTAGATCCATTCTGAGATTTGAATAAAGAACCTAAGAATGGTTGTTGAGAAACAAATGTTCCTGTTATTAAATCAGTTTCTCCTACTCTTGAAATAAATGCAGAGTACTTATAAGATTCTGAAAGAATAACAATTGCATATTCAGTCCCACTTTCAACATAAATTGGTGCATCGAATGTAAATGTAGTTGCAACCGTTCCAGTATTTGAAACAGTAATATCAGATGGAGATTTTACAATTTCTGAGAATGGAATAACCTTGGTCGTAGGTGTTCCATTTTCCATTGTTCTTAATTGGAAGGTAACAGGTAGTCCTGTATCATCTTTTGTTGCAAAGTATACATCACAACTTGTTAAGAAAACTCCATTAGGATCTTCAACAAAGAACGATTGAGCTAAAGGATCCCACTGTCTTATCTGGACTGAAGTACTTGAACTTCCTGCAACTTCTGTCCATCCACCAGTATTTCTTGTCTCACTCAAAGTAGTGGTTTCAACTCTTGCATTTCTTACAGAAACAATATCTTCTTGCACTGTTTCTAAAATTCCTGTAGATCTAAATCCCTCCTCTGCTATTGTGGTGGCATTATCTCTATCAAGAGTAGCATTATTGATAAGAGTAAATACCTTTTCTCCTGTTTCAAATCTTGGATGCACTCCACTATCTGGATCAGGGATATAAAAACTTCCAAGTAAGTTTGCTCCAATATCAGATACTAATCTAACGTTAGTAACAACTGCTAATGCTCCACTAGTTTCACCAACTAAAATCATATCTTCTTCTACCCAACCCCAATATGAACCTTGAGGTTGATCTGCTAGTGCAAAACCATCAATATTTAAAATGGTAGAAGTTGAGGAATAAGAAGACGGAACAGATTCAGCACTATATGGACTAGCCCCATAAGTTTTTGTAGGAGCATTATATGGACCTTCTAAATGATTAGATTGAGCTACTCTAAACCTAATACTAGGATCTACTAGATTATTAGTTTGTGGTGCAGATCCAATGGGTCGGGTTGTTCCTGTAACTGTTTCTCCAATCTGAAATACACCTGAAGACATTGAAATTTCCAATAATTTAGGAATACAATATCTTGTTACATCTATACCATCTAAAAATGCATTTAGTTCAGTAGATGGTTTAACTCGTTTTGCAACAAATTGAACATTACGAGATCTCATAAACCCAATAAGATCTCTACTTACAAGTCTATCTCCCTGAGAAGTCTGATCAAATTGTTCGGTAACTAATCTACGTGTACCTGTTCTTTGTTCATTACCAACTATTCTTTCTTGTGTAAAGGTTCTGGTAATAAATTCTCTTCTTCTCCATGCAACCATATCACCCCATCTCATGTCTCTCCCCCGTCTAGTCTCTCTTTGTCCTGTCCAATTAGTCTCCCATGAATCCCAAACAACAGATCCAAATCCTTCTTGAGGATTTCCACCAAATTGTTGAGTAAATTCGGCAACAGTTTCTGCAAAATTGCCTTCAACATTAATAATATTGGCTTCTAATCTTGTTGTATTAAGCCAGTTGTCAGATGCTGGTGTAAGATCGATGGTTCCTTGCCAGAAAGATACCATGAAAGGAGTTACTGATTCACTTCTAGTTCCAAATGATTGTTCCAACCACTCAACTTCATTATAACTAAGAGTTATAATATCTCCTGTTCTCTTAATACTAGTCCCTTGAGGATTAATAAATCTTTTATCTGAATTAGAGTTTATCCCCTCTACAGGCCCTAATTCTAAATCAACTGCAGTAGTATAATGATTTGGTCTTAAAATTTGATTTGCTAAATCTAAACTATTTTTATATCCAACAAGAGTTGTTTGGGCAAGGAAATTAGTAAAATTATCAACAAAGAATCCAGCTTTAAATTTATTGAATCCTGCGGAATCAGGAAGGAATAAACTTGCAGTATTTGCTTCTAATAAAGAAAGAGAAGTATAATATTCCAAAGATGAAATTCTCTTTTCAAGTCGGTTAATATCCGACATTTTATATCTCTTATAATCTAAGAAACTTATAGAAATATTATCGATACTATAAAGATATGGAGGCAATGTTGCGGTTGCAATCTTCAATGCATCATCAACTATTACTGGTTCTCTAGGAGAATCAGATGGAGTACCATATTTAACTTGGAAATTACCCTCTTTTGTTACATAAATGCTATCAATTCTTCCAAGATAATAGGAAAAATTAGTTAATATGGTTTCATCCGATGCTAAAATATTTGCGGCAGAATTTCCAGAGGCATTAAATTCCCTTCCATAGAATTCTAGAGGAGATCTCACATCTTCAGTAACGGTGTAATTAGAAACTCTAGGTCTAATATCAATTAAATCCGTATTTCGGATACCATCTACTGTTGGAATTTCATAAGTATAATCAAAAGTATCATAGGAATTTTTAGTAGTTATATCACCATTATCAGTAGATTGATAATAACCATTTGCAAAATATATTTTTATCTGCTTGTTAGGTGCTTTAGAATCCGATTTTCTCTGAATAGAAGGATATCCATAAAAAGATTGATTTTGACCATTATCAGAAGTAAAATTAGCAGATATGTTAGAACTTGTATGATCTAAAGTAACCGCTAAACCTTCTATTTGAGACTCTTCAAATGATATACTCTCACCCTCTTTAAAATTAACATCATTTTTATTAATGACTGCAATTTTACTAGCAGAAATTATTTCAGCAACAATTGCACATGCATTAGTAGTTTTTCCTGTTATTTTTTCACCTACTACTAAATCGGATGTTGTTCCCGTAGATCCTGTTAAGGCAGATAGAACAATAGTAGGAGCTGCAGGTTCAGTAGTATTAACAGACTCATAAACACCATGTACAGTTATTAAATCTGCAACATTCAAAGAAATATCATTATCTTGTACTCTTGTGCCATATGGATAATTACCATAAGTTAATCCATCATTAAGAGTGGTAGAACCAATACCTGATGCAGAAGCAGTAGATTTGTCTACTAGAATACTATTAACTCTATTTCTAATTTTTTCTTTTGCTTTAGGTTTTTGTTTCTTTAATGTTGTTATAAGAGTTGCGTCATCTATACCAGCACTTAAACCTTGAATTTGTAACCTAGTAGAACCAGAAGTTAATTTAACTCTATCTTCTGTTAGAAGTTCAGTAGTACCATCCCCTTTAATCAACGTATATCTTTCTGGTGTAAAGGGTAAAAATGTTTCATTCGTACCAGCTGCAACTAGTTCAGAAAGTTGATTACCCGTGACAAGCACACTTTGTGTCTTTCTTATTCTGATAGTTCCATCAGTTAAATCAACATTAGAAATATTAGGAACTGGTAATTTAGTATAGAAAGAATTATCATCAGAATCTTGCAAATCTGTACTGACAACTGTTAAATCAGAAACTTGTGTTAGAACTGCAGGTAATTTACCATCAGCTACACCACTAACCGTATTGACACCTGTTACAACAACATGAGTAGTACCCACACTGACTACAGATGCCATAATTGGTTCATTATATACACTTGTCTCACTAGGACTAAATTTAAGAATATTACCAACTTTAATATTTCCAGGAAATAATGGATTAGTACTTCTACATGTGCTAATAGAACGACTTGGATATCCTAAAAGACCAACATCATATCGATGAGGAGTAATAGTTGCAATACCAATACTAGTAGTATCAGTCTGAATAGTATCTGCAGAGAAGGTTTGTGCAGCACCCACAGTATTCATGCCGACACCATTGGTATTACCAAACACTGATTTAACATCAGAAATACCAAAAGCAGTTACTGCAATAGCAACTCTTGTATTTTCTACACCATCAATTATAAAGTTTTCATTTTTTATAAAATCTCCTTCTACTTCATATAAAGATAATGCCGTACTACTAGTTACAGCATCCTTTAAAAATGCAGTAGCTCCACTATGCTTTCCTTTAATATGAGTAGGAACAGTTAATGTTATATTTTCATTTAAAGTAATTTCAGTAACTGTCTGTAAATCATACAGTTTTAAATCCCATTCATTAGTATTTGGAAGTTCTCTACTATATGAACCTGAATTTAAATCTGCATCATATACTCTTGCAACACCAATTTCCTTACCAGCAGGTATTGTAGCCGCAAGTCCTACTCTTTTATCCCTTAAACTGACAATATAAGTATTACCAATACCAATTTGAGGTGATCCATAAACTGTATTTAATTTTAAAGTAGCTCCTGTATTAAATTCAATTGCTTGATCTTCTAAAGTTTTGGTTGTTCTTGGTTTAGGAGCATCTAGATATGTAGAACTAATTGTCTCTATATCATAACCTTTTACAAATGCTCTACCTGGAGAAATCTGATACAATCCCAAATTCCTTGCAGGAGATTTACCACTAGGAGTTAATTGATTACTCTTAAATATTCCATTATTTCCTTGATAATTATTTAAAGAATTTTTTGCTTTTACTCCAAAAGGTTTGACATAATAATCTCCCAATTCTGCATATGATCTTCGTGCTATTTCATCTGCAATAATATTATACTCAGTTTTTTCCTTTTTACTCTTTATTATACCACTTTCAAGAGTTGCCAGTTCGATAAAATTATTATCATCAAAATCATCTAATGATTTTTTAATTAAAGACGTAGTTATTCTAAATCTATCGGCTCCTGGAGCAGAATAATTAGTAAATCCTCTTGCATTATCATTCAATTGAGGATTAATATCCGCATTAATTATTTCCTCATTTATAAGAAGTCCTACTCTATAATCAGGAGTATTTGAATATTGATCAAGAAGGATTGATTGATTACTTACTTGTATAAATTGTCCTCTTGCAAAATATATTCCCTCTGCTATAGAAAATGCAGATCCAGCAGATGTAGAATTTGAAACTAATGTAGACGCTAATGGTTCACCTGCAACAATTGTAGTATTAGCGGATATGATATCTCTATCAACACTTAACAGTTCATCATCTAAAAATTTGGATGTAGAGTTATCATTAGAACCTGAACCTACATATTGCACATAAAGAGTAGCATTTCCTCTTTCTGAATTTCTTGGTGTTAAAATTTTATCTACAACCGCAGTTACTCCCGAAGTCAATCCAGTAATTTGTCTACCCTTTAGTTGATTAATATAATCAGTTACAGGAATTCCCAAATAAACGTTTTCAAGTTCAACAGCTTCATATGGAGATGTATATGTAGTATTACCTGGTACTATCTTTGCACCTTCTTTAAAAAAGTGTTGACCAAATTTCTCAATCTGATTTTGTAAGATTGATTGAAGATTATTTAACTCTCTTGCTTGTACTGGATAAGCAGGTTTAAATAATACCTTATAATAGTCATTATTTGCATTAAAATCGTCAAAGTAAGGTGCTACGTTTAGATTGGTTTCCTGTGACATAATTCTTTAGAATTGCAAAATGACTTTGATATCTTCTTTTTGGTTAGTAGACCTTGTAATTGATGGTCTATTGTCAACGTAGATAATATTACCAGAATATTTTCTTACTTCTGGATTTGCCACTCCTTTTGTGAATGACTGTCCAAGATAATACGTCTTACTATTTATTACAGTAGATACACCTGTAAATGAACTGTGAATTGCTAATGTGCTTGATCCACCTAAAATATTAAAGGTTCCTCCTGAAACAATATTAGAAGTAAATCTATCAAGTTGAAATCCATATTCTGGAGAGGTATTAGCAGTACCATTGGTGTTAAATCCAGCAGTAGTTCTATCTTGCCAATACTTCAAAACTTGAGTGGTTTGATCATAAGAAATAACTCTTCCCACAGCTGTAGATCCTAGTCCAACAGTTTGAGTTATAAAATCATCTGCAGTAAACGTAGTGGTACTTGCACCAGCACCAATAAGTTTTAATGCATAAACTGCACTTGCTTTATCAATTTCTAAATTAGAACTAGTTCCATAAGATTTAGGATTTTGAACAATTCCAACACGGGCAAATTCATTACCTGTTATAAAATCAGGGTTTTCTGTATCATTCTCAATTCTCGCATATATAAGAGCATTTTTTGCTCCTAATTCACGATATATATCTGCACCATGACCTCCTTCTGGAGGAATGATAACATTAAATACAGGAGCTGTACTTCCTGCTGGTACTCCCCCTGCTATTACATCTACCGTACCAAAACTATATCCAGAACCACCTTTTGAAATAGTTACTGATTCCACTTTAGAGGCACTGTTGATAACAACAGTTGCTTCTGCACCTGTTCCATCACCTTTGATAGGAACTTTAGTATAAGTTTGATTTGCAGTTCCTAATCCAACACCTCTATTTGTAATGGTAGCAATTTTAAGTTGACCACTAGTAGAAGCATTATCTCTTACTGCCGCATCAGCTGGATTAGTATCCCAATTCTTAGGGACAGGCATAAAGTTTGTAGAATCAAATTTTGTAATATCACCAGGTTTAATTGTATAAAGATATTTCCAAATATAACCATCACCACTAGTTCCAGCGGCCCTTGGTTCTAAATCTGTAAAAGTTGGTTCATCTAATGATGCCTTTCCTTCTGGATTATCAGGATCTGTTCCATTCTGAAGACAAATATAAACTCTATAATCAGAATTCATAACAAAATAATTGGCATCATATAAACTTATTGCATTCGATGGTTTAGATGGACTTTCTGCCTTAATATCATTCCTGTACATATCATAAGTAATACCTGATGTCCAACTATTTTTATCAACTACTTGTTGAACATCAGATGTGGTTACTTTTTTCAAAGCAATCATTGTGTCCCAATATTCATTCTCCTCATTAAAAGAATCTCTAGGACTTGGTGGAGTAGTATTCCAATCTGAATCAACCTGAGTAGCATTCGGCAAACCAATCCATGTATAATACGAATTAGTAGTTGCAGCAACACTCGCAACAAAATCTTTAGTATTCAAAATACGAAGTTGATCAGTTATAATTGCGGCCATTGTGACAATTTTTTAGTTATTTATTAAGATTGTTAAGCAGAATAATCTTTAGACTTCAAAGGTGCTACTCTAGTAACGAGAGCAGAAGTAGAAAGTCCAGTAAATCCATTTTGAGTATATGCATTAAATGCTTGAGGTACACCTCTAGAACCCAATGCTATTCTACCCCATGAGAAATTACCATACAATTCACTTACTCCCATTCCCGCTAAAGAATTGAAACTAGAAACACTAGTTGTAACCCTTGCAACATATGTATTTGCAATACCAGGAGTTGAAGTTTCTGCAATCGAAACTGCAGCCACTTCATACACATTATCTATAAAGGTAGTTCCTATACCTAATACAGATCCATTTTGATATATGGATGTTAAACCATTTCCAATATTACTATTAGAAACTGTAAAGTAATATCCAGTTTGAATACCACTTATAGTAACAGCAGTACCTGTTATGGTAGCATCTCTCAAGAATGAATTAGTTGGAATATACAAATCAAATACAACGCCTGTAGATGCAACACCAACAGTAGTTGTAGAAACTCCAACAATTTCTCCAAAGTCACCTTGATATGAAGATGATTCATTAATTTCTTTTGTTAAAGAAGGAACTTCAATAAGAACTTCTGGAGGACTGGAGATAGTATAACCAGTACCAGGAGATGTAACTGTAATAGCAGAAATCGCATCTCCAGTAAGTGTGGATGTAACGGATGCTCTCGTGGTTGTTCCCAACCCAACGGGAGTACCAATAATTACATCAGGTGCAGAAGTATATCCTGTTCCACCAGAACTCACCACAACTGAAGATATTGTACCAGCAATAGAAACAACAGCAGTGGCAGCAGCTCCTACGAGATTATCTTGAGAGGTTATAGAGATCTTTTGTATTTTAGCACTTGTTTGAGATTCATTATTAGGATCAAAGAATGATCTAACACTCTCAACGAATATAACATTTGAACCAACACCAACAGGTTGAATAATAACCGTTGTTGGATTAATTAATGCTTCTAATTCTTCACGACTCTTACTTA